AAAAAGCAATCCCAAATGCTTTTGCAAATGGGATAGAGGGTGTTGGAGTTCACCCATTGGATTTATCCATAGAGGAATAATATTCTATATTATTTCATACTCTTTATGACAGATAATTAATTATGTAAAATAAAATAAAATAGTTATGTTATCATTAGATAAAATGAAAGAAGAGTGGCTTAAGTGTTACATTGATAAATCACGTAAATACATGATTGAAAATTACTTAACCACTTATGACAATACAAGAAAAGCAAATGTAGCTTTTAAGTTATTTCCAAAGCAAGCAGAATTTGTTGATAACTTAACTGAATATGATGAAAACATTGTAACAAAAAACAGACAGAGCGGTTGTACTACCACATTTGCTGCTAAGGTAGCTTGTGAAATTATAATGGCTTTACCTGAATCTCCTGAAAAATGTCTTATTGTAGCAAATAGTAGAAGTTTGTCAGAACAAATGCTTGCTAAAATAAAAGATTTTCTTGCCCAATTCCCACGGTGGTTTTGGGATTTTAATATGAATACGTTAAAAGACGGTCATTTTAAGTATTATTTTGAAGAGGATGCACCACACGATGCACCACAAAGAAAATGCGACCCATTTTTAATATCAAATTCAGGTAGAATAATAATGTGTAATAAGTGTGAGGTTGTAGCTGTTTCATCAGGACCTAACGCTTCTCGTGGTATATCTGCACCTACTATTTTGGTGTTTGACGAGGCAGCTTTTATCGCAGACGCATTAACAGTATATACGTCTGCCGTTGCTTCTGTATCAACAGGTGGTAAAATTTGTTTAATATCAACTCCTTGTGGTAAAGACCCATTGTATTACCAAACAGTTGTTGGTGCAAAAAATAAAACAAACTCATTTAGAGTAACTGAATTTAAATGGTATAACGACCCTCGTTATAATAGATATCTTAAATGGTATATTGATATAACAAAAGAAGACGAATACGGAAAAAAGACAACAATAAGAGAGTTTGACCAAGACCCACATGATGATAATGGTACTATACCATATAATTTAGAAAGATGGGAGAAGTTAGAAAGAGAAGGTTGGAAACCAACAAATCCTTGGTTTGAATTACAGAAAAAACGTTATAATAATAACACTAAGAAAATAGCACAAGAACTTGAAGTTTCATTTTTGGGTTCTGATAATACTGTAATACCTATTGAAACTATATCAATGCAAGAAAGAATGAATATCATTGATAAAGAAGGTGAATATCTTATAGATGGTCAACAACCTGAAACTTGGATTTGGGAGAAACCTATTGCAAATGCAGATTATATTATGGGTGTTGATGTTAGTCGTGGTGATGGTGATGATAGTTCAGTAATAGAAATATTTAGAATTGGTGAAGAAGAAATTGTTAGCGAAGATACAGAAGAAATAATTGGTAAAATAACAGTTTTATATCAAGTGTTGCAATTTTACGGTAAGATGCCATCAAACAAATTAGGGGTTCTTGTAAATAGATATGGTCTTATGTATAATGAAGCATTTTGTGTAGTAGATTGTATTGGTTCTAGTGGTGATTCTACTATATTAAAATTACAGGAATTAGGCTACAATAACTTGTATTATGACGATGAAGCATTAAAAAAATATACTGCCGACCAAAATATTTTATCTTCATTAACAGATAAGAATGGTAAAAAATTACCTGGTTTCCATTATAGTTCAATCAGAGAAAAAATGATTGATAATTTTGTTGTTGGGTTAAGTACAAATACTATTAAAATACGTTCAAGAAGAACTATAACAGAAGCTGATACTTGGGTTTTTAGAAATGGTAGAGCTGACCATAAAGAAGGTTGTCATGATGATAGTCTTATGGCTATCGCTATGATGTATGTTGTATATGAATTTTCATATAAAAGAACAGCTAAAGCTAAGATAGTTAGAAAGGAAATATTAAAATCATTTATGACCACAACTTCCACTTCTGTAAACACACAAAAAGAAGTAGATATCAATAGGATTGAGGAAGTTAGAAAGAAATATAATATATATACACCAATAATATCATCAAATAATACACATACAGCACATAATGATGATTACTCTTGGTTGATGAATGGTTATAACAGACATAATTATTCTCGTTAAATTGTTTAATATTAAAATTATAAATTTATATTTATGAATATATAATTAATAATATGGCAAATAACAAACCAACAATATTCCAAAGTTTAAATAACACAATTACTAATAATTGGAATTATAAACAACAATCTAAAAATGTTAACACATATAACTATCCTAGTGATAGTGTAGTATTGTTGAAAACAAAAGATAAAAAAGAGTATGAAAATGCTAAATTGCAATCACTCCAAAATAGATTTCTATCTGACCAATGGATAAAAACAGGTGAAAGTCTGTTTATGGATAACATAGCAAGTGTTTCTTATTTGAAAGCTATGTATCGTGATGCTGACTTAATGGATACTCATTCAGAAATAGGTGCGACACTAACTACATTAGCTGAGGAATGTTGTGTGTTAAATGATAAAGGTAATATGTTAAACATTTATTCTAAATCTTCTCGTATTAAAGAAGTATTGGAAGATTTGTTTATTAATAGATTACAAATACATATTAATTTACCTATGATAATTAGAACTATGTGTAAATATGGTAATAATTATTATCTATTAAAAATAACTACCGATAATGGTGTTACTAATTGGAAACAATTACCTGTATATGAAATAGAACGTAATGATGCTACTATTACTTCTTCATATATATCTTTAAATTCGTATCAAAATGGTAATGAATTGGATTTAGAATATATTTGGAGCGGAAAACAAAACGAAGTTACTAGTTTTAAATCTTGGCAAATAGCTCATTTTAGATTATTAATAGATTCAGCATTTCTTCCTTATGGTTCATCTGTTTTATTGAAAGGTAGAAGAGATTGGAGGCGATTAGTTATGATGGAAGATTTGATGCTTATTTATAGACTTGAAAGAAGTATTGAAAGAAGAGTATTTAAAATTCCTGTTGGTAACATGGACCCTAATGACGTTACACCGTACATACAAGGTGTTGCAAACACTTTTAAACGCACACCATTGGTTGACCCACAAACAGGTCAATTAGACCTTAAACGTTGTGTTATAGGTGTAGACCAAGATATGTTCATTCCAATACACACATCTGCCGAATCTGTTACTATTGAACCATTATCGGCAGCACAGAATCCGACATCAATGGATGATATTAAATTTGTTCAAAATAAACTGTTTACAGCCTTAGAAGTACCTAAATCTTTTATTGGGTATGAAGAAGAAAAAGGTAATGGTGATAATTTATCTATGTTGGATATACGCTTTGCTAGAAAGGTTAACAGAATACAACAATATGTTATATCTGAGTTAAATAAAATTGCTGCAATACATTTGCGTTTATTGGGTTTTGAGGATGATTTAACGAACTTTACGATTACTATGAACAATCCTTCAACTCAATTAGAATTATTGCGAATTGAAGCCATAGGAAAGAAATTAAGTGTGTTTAAAGAAGCTGTTTCAGACCCAGGAGGAGGTATTCCTGCTATGTCTTGGAAACATGCTATGAAAAATGTTCTTAATTATAGTGAAGAAGAAATTTCTGAAATACTTAATGAGATACGTTTAGAGAAAGCACTTGCAGGTGAACTTGATAGAACACAAGAAATCATAAAAAGAACTGGTATCTTTGATGCTACTGACAAAATATACGGTGAGGCTGATGCTGAATATAAAGACCAAGACGGTGAAGATGAAGAAGGTGGAGATGACTTCGGTGGTGGCGGAGGCAGCTTCGGTGGTGGATTTGATGATTTCGGTGGTGGTGACATGGGAGGAGATATGGAAGGAGATGAAGGTTCTTCTGATATTGGCGATGATATGGGTGGAGAAATGCCTGATATGGGTGATGAAATGCCTGATATGAGTGATACACCACCTATGGAAAACGTAAATAGAAAAAATAAAGATTTATTAAATGAAATGGTGTCTACTAAATATTTTAACACGTATATTAATTATCTAAATGAAAAAATTAAAGAACGTAAAATAGAGGAGGAACCATTAAGTGATATTGAATACCATCCTGTAAGCGTATTAAAAGAAAGTGAATTTAATATGGATGAAGTTTTATCTGAATTAGATAAATTAATTTAAACTATAACAAACTATTTATTATAATAATATAAAATAGATATGAAAGAATTAAATAAGATAATCAATTTTTTAACACTAAAACAAAACAATTTGTTTGAAGATAGAAATAAAGGTGGTAAATTCTTAAAAGAATATGTAATACTATTAAAAGAAAATAAAGTATTAAATGAAAAATACCAACTGATAAATAAATTAAAAGAAGGTGTTGATAAAGATGTTAAGGATTTATTTTTAAATGAAGTATTAAATATCTTCACAGATAAGTTTACAACAAAAGAAATTAAGGAATCTAACATTAAATTAAACAATGTTATTAATACTCTACCAAGTAAACTATTAAAAGAATATAAAACCTTTAAATATGAAGATTTGGTGTGCGAATCATTTGATAAATTATTTAATACAGAAGTTAATACTAAAAATATTGAATTGTTAGTAAAAACTAAATCATATATTAATGAAAATATCAAAATAAAAACAGACGTTGTTAAAACAGAACAACAGAAGTTGGTAGAAACTATTTCACCTGAAATATTAACTAAAACATTGATAGAAAAATTCAATAAAAAATTTGGTGATTTATTAAATGAAGAACAAAAACAACTTTTTAAAAAGATTGTTAAAAGTAATAATGAAAACGACAAAGAATCTTTAATAAAAGAAATTAAAACTATTTGTTTGACAGATGTTAATACATTATTATCTGAATGTAATGATATTGATTTTAAAGAGAAATTATTAGTATTAAAAGAGAAGTTATTGTTTGATGAACAAGGTACTAATTTCTATGATAAAATCACTAAGCTGATAGAAACTAAGGAAGTAATGAAAGAGATTAAAGAATAATAATGAAATAACCAACAATAATACAAATGTTGGTTATTTTTTTGTTTAAAAACTAACATATTATTAAAAAAAACACTATATTTAATTTAAAATTTAAATTATGTTAGAAGAAAGATTATTATCTAAAATTAAGTTAAACCCATTGAACGATAAATTTAAAGTTGAATTTGGTACTTATAACAGAAAGAACCCTAAAGTTGTTTTTCTTAATATAAAAACTTGGGTTAAGTCTAAAAATTCTGATTACCTTGAATGTGTTACTAAAATGAATAGAACACTGAAATATAACATTAGAGAATGTATTATTAATAATAAATCCTTTAAAGATAATATCATTATTAATATTGATATTGCAACAAAGCAAATGAAAGAAGGTAAAAATAGTTTCTTAGATATTGAAATATTTTTAACTCAAAAAAGTACATTACCTATCAAAGCAAAAAAATTAGTTGCAGAAGCTGAATATATTGTGAATAAATTTATTGAGAGTTTTGATGAATTTAATGAATGTTTTGAATTTAGTGCTAAAAAGAATATCTCTTAGATAAGATATTATTTCATAGATTTTTATATTTATATTATATAAATTAATTATATGAAATTACAAGAAATAAAAAAAGGTCAAGAAGGAACAGGTTTATTGTTTGAAAATGATGGTTATTTATCATATAATCACAGTTCAATTAATGAGAGTTCTTTAAACTCAAATAAATTTTACACAGGTGGAGAATGGAATATACCGTTCCCATTTGTTGTTGATGTTGTATTCCAAAAATACGGTATTAAAAACGCTAATGGTAGGATATACCCTGAAAATATATTAAAACGTGAGGTTGAAAAATACCAAAAACGAATTAATGATAGAAGTGCGTATGCAGAATTAAACCATCCAGAAGATTCAACAATTGATGGTGGTAGAATAGCGTTAAATGTAATAGAACTACATTGGGAGAAACAAACATTAGTAGGTAAAGCAGAAATTCCTATTTCTTATGATTTTTGGAAAAACGGTAGAATAGGTTGTGTTGCTGACGATGCTGCATCTAAAATATATTTCAATAGACTTAAATTAGGGGTATCTTCAAGAGGATTGGGTAGTGTTAAAAATCAGTATGGTGATTTAATTGTTGGTGACGACTTTGAATTAATCTGTTTTGATATTGTTACAGACCCATCAACACCTAATGCTTGGATTTTTAATAGTGATGAAGAAAAATCTATGTATGTTGAGAATTATAAGCCAATTACTAATTCTAAATTATCTAAATTAGATAAATTAATTACTATTCTGTAATAACAGATTAAAAATATATAATTAAAATAGCGTGGTTATCTTTTAACTTCGCTATTTTTTTTATTATAAAATACTATTTATATAATGATATAAAGTAATTTAAAGAATTATTAGAATGAAAGTAAAATTGACTGAGAAAAAAATATACGAAATAATATCTAATAATGTTAGAAAAGCATTAATAGAAAAAAAAATGAAAGAAGGTAAATATAGTAAAAGAAATTACTAATATAACCTATTTCAATCAAATAAACTATGTATATCACTTATTTTTAAATAATATTTGATATTTATAATAAATAATAATTCATAAATCCTTTAAAATATGGATAATAAAATAAGTAATAGTGTCGTAACTGATGCTTTATTAGAGATTAAAGAGATAGAAGAAACTATTAAGGAGAATACAGCTAATGTAGCTAAAAAAATCCTTGATGAAAGTTTCAATAATGCCATTTCTAATCTTATTAATGAAGCTGATGGAAATGATGTTAAGGTCGAAGAGGACGAAGTGGAAGATACTGAAGTCACAAAAACTAAAACGAAAGTTAAATCAGGTGAAAAAGGTGCTGAGGAGTCAATTGAGATTGATGACGAAGAAACCGAAGATGCTGAAGGCGATTTTTATGAAGAAATCGAAGCAGATATGGAAAGTGATTTTGACTTAGACGATTATAAAGTTGGTGATAACACGTATGATTTGTCTAATGCTGATAATGACGAAGTTGTTAAGGTTTGGAAAAGAATGAAAGGAGACGAATGTGTCGAAGTAATTCAAGATGGTGATACTATTGACATTGTCGATAACGAAACAGGTGCTGAATATTCTATTGATTATCCTGACGGTATTACAGAGAAAAAATCTTATTGCAGTAATGAACTTTATGAAATTGACTTAGGTGAATTGGGTGATATAACCCCTGAAACTGAATTTGAAGATGAAGAAGAATACGAAGAAGATGATAATAATATGATACTTAATGATATGGATGAATATAATGAATATGAAGCGGATTTCGATGACGAAATTCCAATGGACGAAGGTGGTGTAACCAGAACCAAACGTGAACTAAAACACATTTCTAAACTTAATACAGCCCAAAAAGGTATGTACGGAGTAAGAAGTGATAGTGTTAGAGACGGAGGTCAAAAAGTAATGTCTGAATCTGAAGAAGATTTTGTTATTGAATACGATGACGAAGAACCTATGGATGAAGGCGGTGTAACACGTACTAAACGTGAATTAAAACACATTTCTAAAAAGAATAGTGCACAAAGAGATTTAGCAGGAATTAGAAGTGCTGATGTTAGAGATGGTGCTAAATTAGTAGCAAAAAATGCAGCTAATGAAATGCGTTATCGTTTAAATGGTTTACTAAAAGAAGTAAAAACAATCCAAAAAGAAAATGTTGAATTAAAAAAAGCATTAGGACTTGTTAGAACATCTTTGAAAGAAGCTAATCTTATTAACAATAAGTTAGGACACATGTCAAACTTGTTATATAGTAGAACTACTACCGTTAATGAGAAGAAAAACATCATTGATACTTTTGATAAAGCTAAAACAGTTAACGAGGTTAAAAATGTTTATCATTCTCTAAACAATTCTCTTAAAAAGAGAGAAATTATGAAAGAAGAGAAAAAAAATCCTGTAAATAATGTAAATAAAGAGAACTTTTTAAATGAAAGAACTATTTATGTTAGTAAAGAATTAGAAGACATTAATGACTTACTACGAAGAGTAGATAAAATAAGATAAATAAATAAATTATAAAAATGAATAGAACAAATTTTTTAAAAAGCAATGCGTTTGGTGGTTCTATCGAACTGAACCATATTGCAGAGGTTAGACGTAAAGTTAGCCAAAGATGGGATAGCTTAGGTCTTACAGAAGGCTTGGAAGGTAACATTAAAGAAAACGTTGCCACATTATTTGAAAACCAAGCAAAATTATTATTGTCAGAAGCAACTTCTGCGGATAGTTCAGGTTCTTTTGAAACTGTAGTATTCCCATTGGTTCGTAGAGTTTTCTCTCGCTTGTTGGCTAATGATATCGTATCGGTACAAGCTATGAACTTGCCTATCGGACGTTTATTCTTTATGTTACCTGTTACTTCTGAAAGAGAATGGGAAAACCTAGACGAAAACGACAACGTTCAAGACGGTTCAATCGGTCGTCATACAGGACTTATGGGTTACGAAAGAACTGGTAGATACCAAAAAAATAGTGTTACTGAAGAGTATGGTAAAAAAGTTAATCGCTTTCATTTACCAGACGAAGTTATTACTGCAACAACTGCTAGTGGTACTCCTATATCACAATTCCCTATGGATACTTATGAGGAACTTGCTGATGGTGCTCTTGGTGCTAAAAACAATCCAAAAGTAACGAGTTTCATGAAAAAAACATTGTACGATTTATTCTATGATGACCGTCTTTATGATAACTCAAAAGGTAGAATCAACATTAAAGTTGCTCAAACAGCAAAACCTATGGCTTTTGATAAAAATGGCAACCTAGTTGAAGTTACAGATACTACTACACTACCAACTAATTCACTTGACGGAACAATTAGAAACGTTATTCTTGAAGTTACTGGTTTCTGTTCATACAACCCTGGTAAATTAACAGGACCTGACGGAAACGAAATGGATACTGAAGAGTTCTTAGCATCTTTGAAAGTATTTTTAGGTGCAACAGGAATAGCTAGTGTTGATGGTACTTCAGTTTTTAATGCTTATGAAGCACTTAACTACAGATTGGTTACTCAACGTTACGGACACGGTATCGTAGAATACGATTCTCCTTGTGATGCAAATGGAAAAATGTATCTTGAAATCGACTTAACTAAACCAGTTATCGAACAAGGTGCTACAATTGACGGTTATATTGGTGCTGCATTAGACTCTGTAACTCCTATCTTAGGTGTAGACGGTGCTATCAATATCGCTTGGTCTCAATATGACTCAC